TGAACCCTCCGTTAAATTGCTTGTGCTTGCTGCTCCCCAGTTAACATCAAAAACATTCCCGGAGAGACTTAAGTAAGTGCCATTCGTATAAGTTCCTGCACCTGCTATTTGAGAGAAAGTAATATCATCCGTTCCTATTGTTGGTGTGGAAGTATTTGAGTTTACCCACTGGGTACGGCCATTAGAAGTGCCATTGGTTATATAGACCGCTGCGCCTTCTATCTCGTCTCCAGTATCCGCATCGAGTGCGCGGGACCATATACCTGAGCTGACAATATAAATGCCATTACCCGCAGCTGCAGTCTGGTTCTTTATCAATACCCTTACACCAACTCCGCAGCTTACTCCATCAATAGTTTGAGTTCCGCTTAAAGTAATATTAGCAGTTGTAGCTGCTCTCACTGCATTCTTCCAATTAATACCAGTGATCAGATTATCTACATAATCCTTTGTAGCTGCATGGAGAGCGCTTGTAGGATTTGCATTCAGGCTTAGATATCCTGTCATTGCATCCCCAGCTTTATTCAAAGGAGTATAACCCAGGGCCGTGGTAACATCAGAACTATTAATGCCTGAAATATATCCGGAAGGATTGGTTGAGTTATAAGGAGTATATCCGAGCGCTGTTGTAACCATGGGCCCAGTAATACCATTTATATAACCGCTTGGGTTAGTAGCATTGTATGGAGTGAAGCCAAGGGCGGTAGTTACATCGCTTCCTGTTATTCCGTTATAAGGAAGACTGTTGGTAATAGTAATGTTCGGATAGACTCCAGATAAGTCAATGCCAGTTCCTGCAATGGGATTAAAAGGAGCTGTAGAAGGAAAGGAATAACTCCTGTTGATCACCACGCCATTAGGCAGCATCAATACGCTATCCACCTTCAGCCTTTTATACTGCCAGCCATAATCCCGGCTCAGGTAGTATTTATTACTGTCATTTAATTGGGCGCTGCTTCCTATTGAAGCCAGCAAGCATAGAAATAAAATTAATTTTCTCATCATTATGTTGTTTGAAATAAAATTTGCAATACTTGTTCTTGCTCTATGTCGGTTCCAAATGTGAACAATGGCCCGACTAAAGAGAATTCATTTACACCCGGGTTACTCTCAACTTGCTTCAGGAGCTTATCCCCCTTCCACAGCATTAATATTTCCTTGCCGGCCAGTGATTGTACTGACAGCTGAGTTCCTTCTGTTCCTTGCCCTTCATACACGTAGTTATTAATGAAATTCACTACCTGATAGTTTGCTCCTGAACCTGGTCCTTGAGGAACGAAGACTAAGCCGGTTGCTGGCACTCTGCATCTGTCAGCTGTGAACTCTACCCCAATCTGCAGGTCGATCTTTACAGCGACTACTATATCAGTAAGCTCCTCTTTGAAATACTGAACTTTATACTCCTCATCAATTGTCCATTCATCCTGATATAGATAAAAGTTGAGCATTGCGATATAATCCTCCGCTATAGATGTGAGGTCGCTTAGTAATTCAAGCTCATTGCTCCGGGCATCCTTACTTACATTCAGCAGATCACAAAACCATATACTGAAATTGTATTTGGTCATGTGATCAGTCTTGCTGATCTGGCTATCGTTAAGCTCAACAAAGCAGCTGGGGTACTTATTATCCTTGTTCTCTAACCATTCGGTTATATCTCCAAAGAAGAAGTGCTTAAGCTGCTTGTGACTTAGCGCCAACTTTTCTAACCTTATCAGTACCTGGTTTAATGTCATTTTTCTTCACCTTTTTAGCAAGGAAAGCCTTAAGCTTTGCCTCGTTAGCTTTGCTTACGTTTTTTATCATATTCTTGGTGGCAAGTCGCCTTGGTATTTGCTCTCATAAGTCTTATACTCATCCCTTCCATAAGGGCTTACATCCCCCAAATAGATCGGACTAAAGAAGCCCTGTCTTTCAGGAACAACAGTATCTACCCCCTGGCCAGGGTTCAGGAATTCAGGAAACTTCTCTGCTGCATTCTGCCTGATATAAAGCCTTGCTCTCTGTGCATATTCTTCAGCCCTTCTCCTATATTTATTTGAGATATCATATAGCTCAGTCAGTGTAGGAGTATTGGTATTGTCATCCTTCTTAGTAACAACTCCTTTATTCCAGAATTGATAAGTAAGCCCCATTGGAAGCTCAGCGATCACATAATTACAGAGCACATCGATCAGGTAATCATCTACCAGTTTCTTGTAATCTCCATCCAGCGAATCGCTGGCCATGGCCTCCCTGATCTTATTAAATAAAGCAGTACCCAACAGAGGGAGGATGTAGATATCCTGAGCCGCTTTTATCTCAGGGTATATCAGCTTCTCATCGATATTATCGTGAATCGCTGTTCTCTCCTTCAGCATGGGTACATCTATAAAGAGTTGGTTCTTGCTCATTTCTTAATAACAATGTTTGCTTTCCATATATGCCTGCAATACGCAGTAGTGTCTCCATTCTTATGCTTCCAAAATCCCCCCCTCCTGTCCCAAACAGAATAACCTACACGCTCGGATATGGCTTCTATATCAGCACGTGAAAAATATTTGGTTTGGCTCAGCGTTACAAGCTTCTCACAAAAAGGACGTGTGGTAGGGAGGATGGCAGCGCCGGCCACACCCGGTTTCTTTTCATAGGTATATAGGATTTTAATAACGGGCAACTTCTTAATAACAGACAGCAGGCCTCCATCCTCTTTGAAAAGCTCTTTATCTTTAAGCAGCTGGCTGGAGAAGTAATCCATTTCAAAGTCAGAGCATTCCTTATCTGATAAGAAGGCAACCTCCTTACTGTAAACCAACTGGAAGTCCTCATGCTTGTCTCCCACCTCCTCGAACATTTGAGCGACATCTTCTTCGCTGTATTCTTTAAAGAACTCATCAATTCCTAATACCTGCGATATCTCTTCATCATTTAATCCCAGGCCTGATTTTAATAACACGCTTGCGGCCTGCTTTGTTAGCTTCTTCTTTGTGAACTCTCTAATGATCCTTGTAAGCTGCTGATGCTGCTTAGCAGTAAGATTCTTAATATTATCATTGGTGGAATCCTTCTGGTCGGTATTGCTATTGTTCCCCACTTCAACACGAAGAGCAGGGGATGTAAGTCCTTTATTTCCTATTGGGGCATCGGTATATTTATTAGTATCAATACCCATCTTCTCAAGGACCCATGAGCGGGGAGCTGCTGCAATAAGAGACTGATCAGAGAAATCAATTCCCACAGGATCCAGTGGACGGATATACAATGGTGTTTGTATTCCCTTTAGGCTTGCAATGAAATTAAAAACCTTCTCAAGGTTCTTTTGCTTCGCTGCAGCATAGGTATTTTGGAATATCTCGTAAGCAACCCTTAACTCATTACGTGCTCCAAGTTTCCCCGGTTCCTGAATACCAAAAAGAATTGGAGTGGTTACCTCATGGCCGGCAAAGATGTTCTGAGTGATCAACTCATCCACTCCCTTAAAGTCCTCTTTAGTAAGATCTGAAGTTCCCAGGTCATCCACTAATATCTTTCTGTTTACATCAGAATGGTAGGCAAGTATGATCTTAGACCCATCTGCACCGGTGAACTTGTTTTCAAATCTTTTGGTAGTATCTCTTTGCTGTTCAGGTGAAGGCTCCCCGGTGAATAGCTGTATCAGCTTAGAAGGTGTAAAGCCTGTTTTGGCATTATTAAAAGTATGCTTACTAACCTCGATATCACTTTCTATATAGTTTATTGCTCCTATATAGCCGGGAAGGGAATAAGTCCGCAGGGATGGCCTGTATTGCTTATACATGAATATGCTTGCCCTCTTAATGTTCTTATTAAAAGCAGGGTAATGCTTTGCATTCTCACGGCCGTTACTCCAATTGTTCTTATAAAAGAAGGTGGAGCAATCCTCATTAGCCCTTACACGGGAATAGTCAAGATGGTATATCTCAGCTATATTGCCCATTCTGTCAGGAATGATATTCAGATAAAAGCCCCCGAAGAGCTCGCAGTCAATAGCACATTTCTTTGCTATATCATTTAAGCTTTCTCCAGCGCTATTAAAACGCTCAATGGCCTTGGTTACTTCATCAGATACAACTGTGCTATAAAAGCCACCTCCTAATATGTAGGTAATCTTCCCGTTGATAATAGCATTGTGCTTGGGAGATTTATTATAAAGCTTTACCAGGTAATCAGGATATAGATTATCCTCCCCGAACAATACCCACTGCTTCCCCTTCATCTCCTTAAACTCAGGTATGTTGCTGTCCGCGAACTTCAGGAAAACTATATTTTTATTATCCTCCATAAGCTTTAAATGGTGTTTGTGTTTCGTAGGCCTTGAATACAGGATCCTTAGTTTTGGTCAGATTCATTTTTCCATTCTCCACCTCATTACTCACAGTACCATCAGTTTCAAATACCCTGTAATGCCATTGGCCTAATGCCTTATTAGCGAATAGAGTATTGACATCGATAGGAAATTCATTAAAGCGCTCAGGGTAAAGAGAAAGATCTTCCGCAGCGCTGATGGTAACTTCTACTTCCTGCTTTTGCGTGACGTGAGAAAAGACAAACCTGTAGTTAGGATTTGTCAGTGTGGTCTTCTCAGTTAGTGTAAAAACGAAAGAAGGGATAGTAGGATCAGTATTTAAAGCGAAGTGCTGCATTTATTAATAAATAGCAGAAAGAGCATTTTTTGCCAAATAAAAAACCCTACTCGTTTGAGAAGGGTTAATCACTTAATTCTTTTGTGCTTTCTTAGCTATGCTGTCGATTGTGAGGGAGGGGCATGAGCCACCGGCATATAAATGCTTGCCGGGGCAATCTCCATCTTATAAACATAGCTGTAGAATCCGATATGGTTAACCGGAATTGTTATCACAATAGCAACATCAGCGAAAAGCTCAGGAGAGAGCTTTGCAGCATCCTTCTTGATAGCTTTAACGCATTCTGTCTTGTGAAAATCCTTGCTGTGTGGATAAGCAGAGGTCGCGCCTCCGAACAGAAAGACAACAATCAAAAAGGCTAAAAGAAGCCGGAAGATTGTTATTCGTTTCATATTACAGGGGTTTATATAAAAGGTAAAAATTAATGTTGTTACTCAGGAGTGGTCAGGGTTTCATAACACTCATCGCTGATCTCAAAAGCTGGCAGTTCCTCCTGTCCATCAAACTCGATAGCGTATCCATTCCTGTCTCCTGGCTTAGTTCCTGATTGTCCCTTACTGGTCTTAAGAGAAAGGCCGTTTTCAATACCCAATAGCCACTTCTTTTTATTCTTATCCGCAACAGCTGCTACCAAGAGATTCTTTCCAAGAAGAATAATCTCATTGCGGGTATTAGCCTGCATCCTGTTAAGGACGATGTTAAGCTTCTGTTCTGCATACTGAGTTCCGTTCTCTTCGTTGCCCGTAAGAGTATCTTCGAAGTTTGCGGTATTCTTAACCAGAGCATACTTAAAGAATCGCTTACCTGAAGCTTTGGTAATGGATGTTACAACTCCACTGGCTTCTTCATATTCAACAATATTAGCAAGCTCAATAAAGTTTACTTCTTTAAGACCACCTACTGAATCGCGGCAGTCTAAGTTATAGTCTTGTATAAGTGAGCATCCTTCCATAATTATTGCTGGTAATATTCCTATACCTCCGATTATTCCTGGCATAAGAGGGTTATTTAATAAGGGCGGTTGTTATCCCGCCCCGGTTTGTTTACAATCAATTAAACTAATTTGAACGATACGATCTCATTAGGGAAGGCCACGTTCACGCCAGTTACCCACTCTGCTACGAAGCGAACCTGCATTGCTTCCTTAGCATAGAACAATTCCCACTTCTCATCTTCATTCAGAAGGTCAGTACCTAAGTACATATTTGAATCCCTCATTGCGAAGAGGCGGTTAGTTCCATTCAATCCATCTACAGCAGTAACCACGTAGTTAGTGCCTGGGATTGTGAATTCTCTTTCCTCAACTCTGATTAGATCAGAACCGTAAATGAAGTACTTAGCATCAACATAAGCATCCACCAAAAGGTCGAATAAGTCAGCAGGGCACCATACTCTTACATCCTTTTTATTCTTCACAGGTGCAGGAAGAGCATTTTTAATGCCTCTTACAATTGCCAGTGCATTTCCAGCAGTGATGCCTGTACCGGTAGTGATGCCTGTAGGGTTACCATTAATGGCCACACCTGAGTCATCAATCAACTTAATATATCCATCAAACTTATTAAGCTGTGGGTTACCACTTGTTTTATCTCCCTGCCAGATTCCTACTTCCATTCCTTCAGCGATCTTACCCGCTTTAAGGGAAGTGTACTCCTCTTCAAAAGGAATATCTTCAGGGTTGCTACCAGCCTTCATCGCAAGCTGTGTATATTTTTTCTTCAGCTCTTTAGGGCACAGTGCTTCATGTACTTTGATAGCTCCGACTGTAACGGCACGCTGAGTCATAGTAGTTGTTCCTGAACCATTGAAGCCACAGCTTCCGCCAGTCTGGAACACGGCATCTGTTTCAAGTACATTAATAGTCTCAGAAGATGTAACACCTGTCATGATGTTTCCAGCCTTCTGAATTACCATTTGTGTCTTTGCACCGAATAATGATCTTGTCACGAGCTTGTCGGCGTTCTGCTTCGTGTAGTTCTCAAGGGCTGTTAAATCAAATGCCATTGTTTGGTATTTTAGCTTTTTAAAAATGAGTTATTAGTAAACGGCCTGTTGTCCGTTGATTACGCTTCTTTTTTTGCTTCCTTCCTTAAACTGTTTACAGTCTCTGCAATTGCCTCTAATCTCTCTTCTTTGGTAATTGCCTTCTGAGAAGTGAACTGATTCTTAGTGTTCTTATCAGCAGGGCTCTCAACCGGCTCTGTTGCCATCTTCTGAACCACTTCAAATAATTGGCTAAGGGCTTCCTGATGCTTTGTCATTTGTGCCTGGCATTTTTTCAACTCCTCAGCCTGGGCATTCATCTTCTTCTCATAAGCTTCGAGCTTAGTATTCATCTCAGCAAACTTGTCAGAGAATTGCTGAGGAATAGTATCTTTTGAAAAGCCAGCTTCCTTATAAATTTGGATAGCCTGGTTCTTTAATGCTTCCTGATTAACTCGGTTGATATCCCAGCCAAAGCAGTACTCCATAAGAGCCTTACACATAACTCCAAGTTTGCTCATCTTATCTTCTGGAGTCGCTTCATCAAATTGTGTGGCTGCGGCCATAGCTGCCTCTTTCCTTTTCCTCATTTCTTCAGGATCGATATCCTTTGGATCTTCATTGGCAGGAGCTACTACGTTGGTAATGTCACCATCCTTAGTAGTTACTATTGTACCGTCCTGCATTTTACGGTCTCCATCAGCAATAGCAGTACCGTTAACAGTCATCTTCCCTCCAGTCTCCAGCTTATCGACGGTAACCTTAGTCCCGTCTTCCAAAACATATTCAGTAGTGGTTTCCACAGCAGGAGCATCTGTAGATACTGCATCAGCTAATAGCTGCTTAATTTTTGAGAAGACTGCTTTAAGGTCAAGTTTCTTTCCTTCCATGAACTGTTGCTTTTATACTAATAAATAGCAGTTATAAATTTTTTTGCCATTAAAAATTTTCAGGGAGCTGAGATATCAGGTTCTGAATGGCTTCCAGTATCTGTTCTGGCTCCATTGGTTTTTTCTTATAACTGAATACTCCCTCAACTGAAAATCCTTTTACATCACCAGTCTTTACCTTCTCCCAGATATCTGAGTTCTTCACTTTCACACCAAGGAACCATGAGCCATCCTTAGCATCTTCGAAACCTACAGGAGCGGGACGGCCCTGCTTGCTATCCACGATATAAGACTGGAATACAAATACCCCTTCGCATTTCTGCTTAGGGTCATGCATGATGTTGAAATTTTGATTGAAGCCTTTCTCAAAGAATTTCTGAGCGATGGCGTAAATGGTGGCCTCGTCAAATACTACATTGTATTCTCCTAACTGATCATCCCTGCGGTAAATAGGAACATCGGCCAGCATTGCGGGACCAAACAACTCCTGCTTATCTTCATTAGCTGCAAAGGTTAGCTGCTTGCCAAACTTCAGGAAGTCTTTATCAATGGCCGGCTTATCTACAAGAGCGACATAATCAACCTGTAACTCAGATTTGAGGCTGTCATCAATGACTAAGCGGTAAGTCGGTAACTGCTTCTCCATACCAATAAATAGCAGGGAGAAGAATTTTTGCCTTTATTATTTTGGAGTAACAGAAAATTTAAAAGGCTTGTCATACATCTTATCTACCACATAGATGTAGAATGGCGGACGTATTTTAGCAGGGATGCTATGGATAGCAATATTCCACCACAGCTTATCACCGTTGGGTGTTTCGGGAATGGATGACCCTAAGGCTTGCCTGTATAATTCCTTTTCCTGATCATCTTTAATGAGGATGGTAAACATATCAAGGTTAGCTGAGCCTATGGTTGTCCGCCCAATCTCAAGCTTTATCTTTCCGCCTGCACCTTGCTCCCTTATTGTCTGAAGATTGAAACTGATATCCTCTTCTTTCTCCATTTGCTTCTTACCTTTTTCACGTTGGGCATTTAGACTTTGTAAAGTATTGGAATAGGTAAGCCGGGTGTATTCACCGTAATTATGCTTGCCATCTATCAGCTTAGTTGTATAACCTGAAACCTTGCTATCAGCAAGAGAGTCTTCAGTTGTATAGAAAGTCTTATTGTCGGCTTTTACTGGCTCACTCTTTAGCTCCTTTAGCTCAGTATTTTTGGGTTTATCGGTGGCTGGTGTATCTCCTTTGCTGGAACAGCTGACAATAAAAACGACTGCGATAAGATAGAATAGCTTGCTCATGGTTTGTAAAATTTGAGAGGCAAGATAATTCTTTCCTTTAAATTCTCGCAGCTCTGTTTAATCTTCTAATCCGCTCCTGGTTATTGCTGATATCTGATTCCAGTACAAAGGCGCGGGTAGTTGCGTTACCTATAGCCTGCATACTTCTTTGGTCAAGACTTGTTGAACTGTTTTGCTTCATAGGCACTACCGGTGCAGGCGCTGACGGAGCGCTACCCCCTGAACTCTTCCCGGGTACCTGAGTAGATAATATCTTCTTCACGTTGGCCAGACCTGTAGCAATAACTGCTGCTGCCTGTATATAGTTCCATGGTGGTGGTCCCGCAGCGAGAGCCTTGGATGCTCCCTGATAAGTATCTATCGTTGCAGAAGCCACGGCCATCGCTTTACCTGCTGCTGTATGCTCCCCGATAATTCCAGCGAAAGTTTTAAGTGCATTGCTCAGGCCTTCCATGTTTGCCTCCTTGGCCGCTTTCTCTGCATCATCTGTTTTCTGCCTTTCATCTGATAGCTGTGAATATTGCTCTGTGTATTTCTGATCTATCTCTGCCAACTTAAGAGCATCTCCCGCAGCGGCCTCTATTTCTTTCCTCCGGGCATCATCCAGCATCTTCTTTCTTTGGTCAAGGAGTTTACGCTCCTGATTAAAGTGGCGTTGCTTCTCAGCTAAGAGCCTATTATGCTGAAAGGTTATTTGTCTTATCTCAAGATCCTGCCTGCGCTTATCATCCTCATCTTTAAATTTATTCTCTAACTGGTCCCTCTTTACTTTTTGATTTGCGGCCAGAGCTTCAAGCAACTGCTTTTGCTTAATGATATCCTTTTCCTTTTCTATGATTTGCGCCTTCTTATCCTCATAAGCTTTCTCCAGTTGGGCACGCTCTTTTTTACGGGCATCCATTATGCCAAGTATTGCGGTATCGGCTTTAATGGCTGCCAGCTCTTTCTCAAACTCAGACTCTTTCTTTTTCTTTTCATCATCATATTTATCCTCGATCTTTTTGAGAGAGGCCTTGTGTAACTTCAATGCTTCCTGTTCAAGAGCATTGGCTTGTTTCTTGGTAAGTTTTTTACTCTCAATATCAATCTTCAGCTGCTGTAATTCATCAGCATACCTGTTTTTCTCTACCTGCTTATCCTTCTCAGCCCCATCCTTCATAGCTTCCAATTGCTCCTGTTGTTGCATCTTGGTAAGGCGAACACGAAACTCCCTCATATCCTGAAGGCGCTTTTTCTCATCTTCCTGAGCTTGCTTTTTACGATCGTCCCCTTCCTTTTTAATTTTAGCTTTCTCCTCATTCTCCAGGGACCTGATTTGGGTATTAGTCTTTTTGTCAATCTTCGCCCTCTGTGCTCCTGCATCTTCAGCAGCCACTATCATCTTATCAATCTCATAGATCTTCTCCTTATTCACATTCTTCATTTCAAGGAGTTCAGCTCTTGCAGCTTTCAAAGATTCCAGACTTCCCTCTTTTATTTTCTCAATAAGCTCATCCCTGGCATCCATCTCTTCAGCAATCAATTGGAGCTTTATCTTAGACATTTCTCTGTTCCTCTCAACCACATTACCCAATTCCTCTGCTTCTATCTTAGCGGCTTCCTGTAATGCCTTTATCCTGTCTTTAATAGGAATGTTTGCATCAGAAGCTATTTCCCTTGCCTCCTGTAATTTTCTATTAGATTCAGCGATTGCAATAGAGGAAGCCTTCTCTGCATCTTCCAGATTATCCAACTCCTCAGCAAGCTTACCAACCTCCTCACTTGTTTTACTATCCTGTATGCCCAATAGATCAGCGAAGAATGAAACAACCTTAGTACCCTTATCCATTAACCAGACAAAGCCATTGATGAGAGGGGTTAATACAGAGTCCACGAACTTTCCTATTATGGAGCTAAGTACCGTCCAAGCTTTCCCCATGCTATCACTTACGGCCTCCATCTTTTTGAAGTGCTCAAACAACCCTATTACCAGGCCCGCCAGAATAGCAAGGATGGCAATGATGGGGTTTGCCCTAATGATGTTGAGCATATTGTTGAAGCCTCCCAGCCCCTTAGTTGCTTCACCTGCAGCTGGCGAAACCTTATCAATCTTCTCCTTCAGTTCACCGAAATGAGAGCTGTGTTCTTTAGTAGTTCCTGATAATAGCTTGGTGGCTTGATCTAAGTTGGTCTGAGCAGTAGTATATTCCTCAGTGCCATACTTGGCCTCTGTGAGCGCCTTCTTTGTTTCCTTGATATAATCCTGCAACTCCTTTAAGTTGTTGAAGGATTTGCCTGTATCTAAGGATAACCGCGCGCCTATTTCTACATCGTTTCCCATTAGTAAACTGTGTTTATAACTTTTAATAATTCAACCTTACTCTCATCCCTGTAGGTTGCGTTGTAGTCTTCTATCCTGTTGAGCCGGAACAGGCACCCATCGACATAAACAAGCTTTGAAAAGTCAAGGGTAAATATGTCCATCTCGTTCAGTCGGAATGATCCAGTAAATAGCTTACTGTCCTTATCTGTAATCTCAGCCATGTAAGAGCTCCAGTACACATTGAACTGGTTAACATTGATAGCTCCGGCAGCCAGGGAGAAGAACAGTTCCTTTGGAACTCCGAACTGTATATCATTGGCTGGTGCATCAGGGTCATCAAAGTGGCCAGCATAAGGATAAGATGTGTAGGACCCTAATACGGTCGCATTATTTAGAATATCCCAGCTGCTTACACCTGTAATCTTCTTGGTTTGCAGGATCCTGATGTTACTGTCAATCCTTTCTTCAACAGGAGAAACATCTGTACCTGTCCGCTTGTAAATAGTCGAATAGACTTTATCCTCTCCTGCGTAACCAACCAAAGGAGTACCTGAGAAGATCAGTTGTATTTCTTGCTTGTCATTTGCAAATTCAAACTCACTATCATACTGGCAACAGCCATAACCTTGGCCATACCTTTTCTCATACAACTCACTCCAATAATCTTTATCAGACTTGAACTTGAAATCATAGAACCTGGCATTCAGCTCACTGAGGGGTTTTAATCGTATAGGCTTATCCTTATTGAGCTTGTATGTCCAATCTAATGCATGTGCTGGATTCAAATCATAGAAGTCCACAAAGGGAGAGATAATAAGCTTCTTACTGGACCATCTGTCCTCATAAACATACAGGTTAAACAACTTCAGAATAGAGGAGAAAAAATCCCTCTGTAATGTATTCTTAGGAATGGTCCTGCTTATTACCATATCATCGCCTAATGCCATAGGAATGTTGCCAGCAGGATTAGGATCAATGATTGCCTCGATGTGTGTGATTTTGCAGAAAAACGATTCAAGTGTTAGGCTGAAATTCGTTCCTGATCCCCACGACTTATTGTCCTCAATAGTAATATCGAATGCTGCAGGTGTGCCACTGTAATGCGTTTCTAACTCCACTACCGTGCCGCCAAATGAATCATTCAAAGCGAACTTAGTCTTCGGGAATCCAGCGAAAGGATTATCAATGTGAACCCCTACTATCCTCCTCTTTCTTGCCACGTTCGCTGAGGCCCAGGTAAAAGAGAATGTCTTATGATCGACGGTGGTAATATCATTCATTACCTGCTCGATATCCATGTGAACCTCACCATCAGTAAACCTTTGAGTAGTGAATGTTTGATCAGTATCGAAGTGAGAATCAAAGTATCTTGTTTGCTGTTTACCTGCCACCTTTTCAGAGTGGGGGATAATCAGCTTCTTAAACCGCGAGGTATTAAAAAGTGCGCACGAGTATTGGTACTTCGCAACCTCAAATATCTTATCAATGTATTCCTTAACATACAGCGCTGGCCTGAAGGTGTGAAACTGCCAATTATGCTTATCCACAGAGGCTTCTCCATAATCAATCAGCGGATAATAATATCCACTTCCTCCGGCGTTATCCCATGAGTTAACAATATTTGTTAACGAATACACGTGATCATAGGCGCTGAAGTCAAGATCTTCCAGCTTGCCATTTCCTATTGCTGAAACAAAGCCACCCAGCTCACCGAATACAGCAACCTCATATTCCACCCTTTCCTTATCAATTACTATCTCCAGCAATCTCAGCACTCCTTTAAACACCTGTATATTGTCTTGAAAGATTATACAGTTAGCAGACTTGGCCGCATTGAAGTTGTAACCAATATTCTTTTCAGCAGGGTTGTAAAAGTTGGCATTCTTAACGTCGAAGATGTTACCCAATAGAGCGTTATTGTTTGCGGTACCAGGTAGATATATTGTTTTGCTGAAAGTAGTTTCCTTGCTGCCAAAGTTCTTCACATCATCAATCTGGAAAGTAAGCAAAGCGCTTTCTGCATTACCAACATCAACCCTTTTATTTTCAATGAATAACTCTATCATCTGTATTGTGCATTTTGGGTATCTCCATATTCCACGTCTATAGTCAGGTTGAATACCCTGTCATTGACAGCGTTTTTAAAGTCATAATCGCTTTGGGTAATGATCACCGGTACAAATACATCCTCCTGCTCAATGAAGATCTGCGGAGAGGTTACAAGCTCAGCCAGCCATGCATACTCAGCTTCACTTATGTTATCGGAGTTCAGCTTTAGTTTCTCCTTCCATTGAGTATTGTAAACGCTCACTCCTTCATTCAGAACCTTACCGCTATCGGAGTAGTTACTAATGAAGCCACTGGCATCCATTACATACTGCAGCTTGGTAAAGGACTTCTTTTCTATGCTCGTTAAAGTCTTGACTGACTTCTTTACAAAATCGAAGCTGTCATATCCTCCAAGCTTGTTAAGCCAGTGCAGAGTATAGGGAGTATATTTAGGCTCACAGTACAGATTAAACACTATCTCCTGGTCCCCAATCGTAACTGTATATTTCTTTACAGTCTCATTAATTGTTAACCCCAAGGCCTGAAAATTAATAGCATCTGGAGAGAGGTTAAACATTACCAGATTATCCGCAGTTGGAGTATATCCGTAGGTTACAGTGGATGTGCTACTATCCAAAAGAGTAGCAGTAATTGACAGCGTTATTGCGATGCCGGACTTCGCAAAGTATGGAACGAATAAGTTTGAATCAAGTCTTACCCACCGGGATGCAGGTGCATTGGTAGCGAACTTATCAGCATAGCCATCCAAGATAGTATATCCGCTTAACAGACGGCCGTTATAGTGGTTGTAATACTTGCGTGGCTGATCCTCTACAAGGTTTAAATATTCAGTATCTCCGTACTCTTCCCCCATAAAGGCTTGGAGATAACAGAAAAACTCATTGTTACCGAATTGCTTTGCTACTATTCCATTGGCTGATTTATCAAACCTGTTACCTACATAGTTCCTTGCGATCATTCCAATGTTAAAAAGTCCGCAGCTGTTGTCAGGATTAGGAAAAGATTTAAGGCGAAGTAATAGCTCAGGAGGGGTTGCCATACCATCAAACTTCATGTAAGCACTACCAAGATTATCAGTAGCAGGAAGATCTGGATCTGGCCCAGCATTTAAAACAATAACCGTAGCATAAAACTCATCGGCAGCGGTTATTGCTATTGTCCTGTTAATAGTACACCCCACACCAGCGAAGAACTTTTTTACACCGATAACTTCCCCATTCTGAAATAAGACGGCCAGCATCGTAACGCCAGACATCAGAGTCTCGTATGGATTTATCTTAAACTGAACCGTGAAGTTTCCACTAACTGCTGAGGTTACAAGCTCTGCGGTATATGAGAAGCCCGTTCCTGTATAGCTATCCCAAGGAATAGGAAACTCGTCATCCATGCTTGGAACATAACTGTCTGTTCCGCCGAATGTAGCTTGGTAATGAGGAGGAGCATCTATTGCTGGCCTGTAGAGATCAAGGATATACTTATAGTTGGGATAAGTTACAGGGTTAATGCTCTTATCATCATAAGCGGTTATTATCAGGTCCCCGTGTGCGGAGCTTCTATCTACAGGTACGTTCCTAATTTCCATTGGTAATTGAGTTTATGATATCTACTTTGAAAGCCTGGCCAACAGTCTCTTTCAAATCCTTCTGAATGCTATTGGTTGCCTTTGTCCAGAAGTTGGTTTTCTTTAATCCCTTTCTCCTGATAATCCCTGCCACTACTATCGCTGTTTGTGTTTTGGCATCTGTGATCTTCTTACGGCGCTTCTCTCTGCGTGAGATAGGATGAGCATTCTCCCCACCGCTTCGCTTTCTTAACTCACTCTTAAGCCATCCTTTCAATGCTTCTACCATGAGGCTTCTTTCGCCTTTATGCTTACTACCATCAGGTTTCTTAAAGGAATATGGGGAGTTGGGTGTTCCACTCTGCCAGCCCTTTACACCCTTATCAATAAACTTGTAATAATCATTGATCATTACGTCGATGCTCATCCCCTTGACGGTCCTGATGATTTCAGTAGGTGTAATAGATCCCTCCAGCTTACCCGATGCATTCCTATCTGAAGCATTGAGGTTATTGATAGCCTGCTGAATGAAGTTGGCAGCAACAGCAGACAATGCATCTTCAACAGCGGTAAAGCGGGGCGCACGATAGTCAAGCTTATCCTCTCCCATCAGGTCTATGAAACCTAATGCAGCATCTTGCCTTTTCCTCTGTGATATCTTACTGTAGCCCATTTGGATTTGTTTGTGCCTGCTTATTTAACTCTGATTCATATTGACCTAACGCTTTTAGGTAGGCCAGATCATTAAAGGCCCGGGGAGTAGGTAGGTTGAATGCTGCCTCCAGTGTTATGCCTTCATACTCTGCTACCTTCTTGGCTGAATACAGCCATCCATATTTATCATTGAAAGGATGTGGCGGTGGCTCTTCTTGCTCTGAGTCTTCAGGATCAATCCCGAATAGGCCGCTATAAGATTTATTAAACTCCTCCATTGACTGAAGGAATACCCCTACTGTATTTACTACTGGTATGAATGGGAATGATAGGATGTGCTGAGCTCTCTCAGAATGTGATCGCTTCTTTATAAAGCTATAAGGGAACTGAGGCCTGCATATTGAAGCTGCGAGATAGTGCAGGTTTTCAACAGTGCCTCCTTTTACGAAGTGGTTTACCTCGATATACTGGCCAAGGGTTGACTGCTTAACATGGTGAATAAAGCGATGGCCGTTAATCTTATTGGATGGAGGTTGCTCCATGCTCTGGAATAACCTTTCAGCCTGAGCCGATAATATCGCAAACTTTCCCGGACTGATCTTATTAAGCTGCCTTTCTGTTTTACCTGTTAACCCGCATAAAGCAAAGCACAGTTTATCAAAGTCGCTGTAATCTGACTGATGAATAGCATAGATGTATTGGTAACGCTCTACTGATATGTTGCCCCACTTCATACCTATAAATAGCAAAAAGGCCGTTTTGTTTCTGAAAAATCTTGGAGCGATGCGAAGAAACTCTTCGCAATATCAAATAATGACCTTGCCCTTATTGCCTGCATCGTGAGCCATAGTAAGGCTTTAATCTGTTAACTATTGGTGGAAAAGGTTAAACAATCGTGTATTTATATCCGATGCCTGAGCTCTTGAATTTATGCCATGCCAGGGCAAGGGCACATACACAATCATCGTGTAATCCTTCAGGTGCAGAGTAACGAACGCCGGAGCGTGTATATTCAAACTCGAAGTTCTCAAGCTCATCCTTTATAGGGCCTTCAGGAAAGGTAATCTTACGCTGTTGAATGCCAAGTGCCAGGCCTTCCATTATTTGTTGCTTGGTAAGTGAGGTGAACTTAAACAGTTCCACGTGCCTCACTCTTGCAATATCTTCAGCAATAGGATCTCCAACGCCTGTGCTATCAATAGCAATATCTGCAGGTGGGAGGTTCAGTATTTCCGTAGTGGTTTGGCGCCAGTCTTTTTGAAACCTTCTGTAATCGCACACACATCCATTCTTATCCAGCCCAATGATCACAGTATAGTCATGGCTCTTTGCAAGGTCTATACCATAGCACACTGCGGGACCGGTAGTAAGTGGATAGGTACATTGTTGGATGAATGTCAAGCCGAATGGATTGTTACCATCCTCTGAAGGCTCAGCGAGGTACAGTTCTTTGAATACTGATTCAGGAAGATCTCTCTTTGCATCTTCTATCTCCTGAAGGAACGGTCTGCCATCCTTTGTCATCATTCCTTCCTTGGCTGCATCGTATGCTGTTATCTTGAAGTACTGCCAATCAGTCTCTCCGTTCTTAGCTTTCATTCCAAGCCTATGCCCCCAGTTCTTTGTGCCTTTAGCATTCCCGATAAACTTAACCTTACCTCCTGTAGCAGTGAGTGTAGAACGAAGGGCGAACCAAGCCTCCTCCCTGGCACGGGTAAACTCATCAAACACACAAGCAAAGACATCATCCCCATAGAGATTGTCAGGCTTCTCAGCGCTTTTAAATTGAATGATGCCACCTGTAGGGAGAGTGAGTTTTAACTTGGTCTCATTGACCTTAAAGAAGTTCCTTCCTGCTTCATCTGATATCTGGTTCCTCATACGATGGAAGGCTATCTCTGCCTGTCCATATACCGGGGCCGTCCACCATACAGCTTGATTTGGTTTCTTCAGCTTCAGAGCCTGTTCAAAGAGCCAGATGATATGCGATGCTGTCTTACCTACCTTGGTTGCAGCTTCGCATACGGTGAACCTCGCAGGGCTGTCCAATATCGCTTTCTGATATGAATAGACAAAGGGGCGTGTATAGTTGATCTTAGGCATTAAGGTCTTTATCGCATTTAATACAGGTCTTGTTATTTGGGCAATTATCTGCACCGCAGTGCTTGCATATTACTGAGCTGTAGTTATCAGCGTTATAAATGGCGGTAGGCCTTTTGTATTCAACCGTAGTGCATTTGCCTTCTTCCTGCTTCCAGTCCATTACTTCACCAAGTTTTGGATTATTGGTTTGAATAATATACATGACCTGGCAACCCATGATCGTCATGTTCCCTATTTCAATAAACCAATTGGCGTGAGAACGATTGGGGATAAACCCTAATGTTTTGCTAGCTTCATGCACTCCTTTTAAAGTTCCAAATACCACCTTATACTGCAACCCGTCAGGTGCATAGAACCATCCATTACAGGTTATAAGTACTTTCTGATTTATGTAATTATGCATGGTATTTTTATTAACTGTTAACCAATGATGCAGAAGAGTTAACAGAAAAAGATGCTATAAACCGCTTGTAGCTGTATTCTTTACCCTTCCTTAGTTTCGAAGTGAGTCTTCGCATTGAAGGTTTATTGCAGCTGGCATCAGTTTCTAATGCTCTTCTTAGCTCATTTTTCCATCTCAGTTTTAAGAAGCTTTTCTTTCCCATTATTTAAAGTTTAAGTGTGATATCAAAGTCCCCGGAATGCTCCACCTCAGCCTTGTCAATCAGTCCCAGATCCCTTGAAATAATATTGGCATTCAGGAAGCCCGCTGCTGCTCCTTCGAACTTCTGGGTGTAGATAATTTCCTCTATACGCGTAATGACTGAGGAAAAATCTTTATTGAGTTTGGTTTGTTTGCCCTTTTTCTTCGCAAGGTTGGCTTTAAAGTTCCTGAAATAGGCAGAATTACACTGAAGGCGAATACAAAGCCCTGTTAAGGTATATGCCCTCATTTTGGGCAATTGGCACCTCTTTGCATCCTTTCCGTTGTATTCTATCTCAATAAGTGGGTTTTTATCGCAGTAATCAAAGTATTCATAAGCAGCTTCCAATAGAAGCTCAGGACTTTTAAATAGCTTATCCCTTCCATGCTTACTGCGAAGCATCCAGAATCTATTTTCTTTTGGCGCGGCCATTTGGTTTGGTTGGGGGTTTAGTTTCTGCAATTGGGTTTAACTCCTGCGGGGGGCATTTCTTGAGGTACTGGATATACACATACCTTACCATAGCAAGCACATCTTCAGAGCAATGCAGGCAGCACAGGTATGTGGGGCTGAACTCCTCATGGATGATATTAAGAAAGCGCTGCCTTACCTCATTGGTAAGGTTCTGAATGAAGCCTGCCTTTACGAGGGTATCGTAAATGGGCTTATGTAATTCAAGGAATTGTATGTTCTCTTTTTTCATAATCCTACGTAATAGTTTTGTGTTGCATCATATCCTGAAGTCAGGCGCATGTATTTCTCACAGGAGGCCTTTAATGCT